CCCAGCTATGATAGCCCCCGGCGCGTTAGCGCCCAACATGCCATCACGCCACTCGCGGAAAGCACTTATGTAGGCTTTGTATCTGGCTTCGTTTCGTGGTGAGTAAGCCTGTCCAAGCATCTTATGAAAATGAACTAGCTCCTCATTTATAACCTTGCGTGTGGCCTCCTCCTCACTAAACCCAAGCAACATCCTCTTTTGTATCTGTAAAGCCGCAGCAGCTTTCTCGTTATCTATAGCTGGGCCTAGACTAGAGGCGAAAGCCTTTTGCCTTGTGAACTCTGTCAGCTTACCCCCGCCCTGTAGGGCTAAAGCCATAAGGGTCATGTCATTAAGAGCTTTCTTAACTACGGGTAGAAATTCCATCGCCATCTCATTAGCGGCGTTACCTATCTCTACCTTTAGATCGGTTGTCGCGGCAGCTATCCTCTCCCACCTTATCGCGGCGGTCTCAGCTAGTGAACCCATCGCCGCCATCTCCTCTTTGGCTATCTCCACAACAGCCCTGGACACATCCAAAACAGTAGCGCCAGAATGACCTACGTTTTCAAGTTTTTGTCTTAAGGAAACCGCACTAATACCCAAGTTATCAAGTATCAGTGGAGCCTTTCTTCCGATACCTAGTACAATCGAATTTACTAAAAACGCGACTGACTCGCCCGTCTCCTGCGCTCTCTTGGTAGCGAACTCAAACAGCCCTGCTAGATCATTTAAAGGAATTTTAAAGTTGGAGGCCATCACCGCCCTACGCATCAGGTCAAGTTCAGAGACCGTGCCGGATGTGGCACGTTTCAGATCCTCCATGAAAGCAGCGTTAGGAGCGATACGCTTGAAAGCTCTGGCTACACCATCGGCTGCACCAGCGAGCTTAGACACCTCAGCGGTGAACTGTATAACCCTACGCAAAGCAAAAGCCCCGCCTATAGCTGCTCCCGCAGACTTCATAGACTTAGTGAACTTGTTTACGTCTTTCTTGGAGTTACCTAAACCCTTCTTGAAAGCTCTGTTATCGAGCCTTAAGGCGGTGGTTATTGTGCTGAGTGTCCTTGAAGCCATTGCCTACGTTCCTTAATTAGTTCTATCTCCTTTGAGCGGTCCACGGCTTCAGTCTCCCAGGGGAACTTAATTAGGTCGTAAGGTTGTACTCTCTTACTACTAAAGGAGTTAGCCTGTATTGTACCTAGCCATCTTGTTTGCTCCCATCGTTCACGAAATTGTGCTGTTTCTCTGTCGCTATACCCTTTGTGGGCGTTTAAGATCTCTCTTAACGTCATACCCCAAAACTCTGAAGGTGCAAGCCCAACCCCGCCTAACGCTACTGCCTGAAGCTCATCGAAGGTTATTTTTTTTTACTGTCCTCGACCTCGACTTCGTTCTGTGAGTCCTCTCGGAAAGCACCTATGGCCTTACCTAGTAACTCAGGGTCGTCGTCGAGCATGTCTCCTATCTGCTCTGCGTCTTTAACCTTGCACTCCTCGCCCGCTTTTCTTGCTCCGTCCACAAACCCAACATAAACAAAAGCCAACACCTCGGAGAGCTTTAGCCCTGTTAGGTCGTTTAAACATTCCATCACCTCGTTCATGGGTTTACCTGTTAGATCCCCGAACAAAGCTAAAGCGTTCATCCCGTACCTGACGGGGTACTTTTCACTACCTGTGTCTATAATCATTTTTTCTATACTGCCATATCACCTGAACATTGGAAAGTAAAAGATCCAGTTGTTAGCTGGTCTGAGTTTCCACCACTCAAGCTCAATGAGGTTATTACTATATCCCCTGCTAAGATATTGTTAGAGCTTTCGTAAACGTCCACCTCCATCTTTGTCCCTGCGTTCATAGCAGTGAACAGTTCTGAAAATTCAGCCGTCCCTGTAGCTACCAAAAAATCTCCTGAGATAGTTCCTGATACCTTTCCCTGAATGAACGAAGCGTTTAGCCCGTCATCCTGTGAAGTTGTTTCTAATGCGTCTGCCGAGAAGTCTATGTTAACAGATGTTGTCTCGGCGATTACGTCGTTAACCGTCGCACTACCGCTTGTTGCAGTGGTACGAATTGTTAAATAATCTCCTCGTAGTGCCATTTTGTCTTTTTATTTAGTTAAATCTTAATTTGATTCTTAATTGAATCTTAATTGATAATCTTGTAATATAAATTTCTTATCAAGCTCAGGAACGAAATCATCACTCTCAGAGATGAAGTTACACACCTCTAACGTCTCCACATCGTAGCTCCCTGCTGCACCCTCTAAGGCTGCCCTCATCGAATCAGCTAACGTAACCACATCAGAGAAGTCATTAGCGTATATGTGTAATGTTAAAAACACATCGTACATCTCTATACCGCCCTGGCTCCTTACAGATGTCATGTTGACAAAGTAAGCTATGTAAGGGTTCGTTAGTTCTTGTGGTGCATACACAGGATAGACATCCGCCTCAGTGTCGTTTAGTAAATCGTATATTGCCTTCCTGATACTCATTTAAATCTCTTGCGTACTATTTGTTCTACCGCTCTGTTTATGTCTGACTGCGCCCTTGTGATTAAGTGTCTATGCACAGACTTAAACCTAGTCTTTCTCTTCTTAGGGTCTTTCCAGTTTTCAAGTATGTTAACTACCCACCCTTTATGTGAGCCTTGATTCCTGATATCACCCGTTGACATCCTCGGCCCTACAAATATCGTAGCTACCCTTTTATCCTTGCCCGCTATATTCCCGAAAGAGCGTCTTAAGTTACCCGTCGGGGGCTTCTTGTCGTACTTAGCATAACTAACGGCGTGTGACCTCAATCTAGGGACATAAACCTTTGTACCTACGTTCCTTAAGATTTGCTTTAAAACCTTCTGGTTCGTCCTGGAGTCTAGGTCGTCTATATGCCTGTAGAAAGGAGCAGCGTCAACCTCTAGCTTGACATTGAATGTATTGCCCTTGCTACTCATCGTCGAAAGCTATAGCCGTTAGGGTAGTGAATAACCTGCCCTCCCTCTTCATGCTTATAATTTCAAAGAACCTTGAATCGTAACTGATACGCATTTTTGTTGTTACCGATGAGGCGTCAGGCGAGTGTATCTTAAAGGTTTTTATGTCAGAGTAAATATCCATATCACTCTGGAAATCCTCTACACCCGTACCATCAACCACCTCTGCCCACACACTCTTATAAGTAGCCCATGTGCCGTTATCGACCTCCCCATAGTCACCTCTTGCCTGGGTGTACTCTTGAATAATTATGAGGTCGTTATAAGTCAAAACTTCTGTAGCTTTGCAATACCTTGTCAAAGTAACTCATGCGCTCACTAACAGGATCGTTAGGGTTTTCGTATATCCTAAAGAGTCGTGCTAGTAACGCTTGCTTTATATCATAAGGAAGAGAAGTATAACCACCCACAAAGCGGATGGTCATACTGTCATCCCTGTCATAAACTGTTGGTGTCTCGTCAGAGTCAAGGTCGAACCTTATCGAAGACGGTCTGCCGTTAGAAAATAGAGTGTAGTCAGTTGTAGTTTGTGAAGCATTATCCCCATCGTAATAACTAACCGAGGTAATACTCGCAACAGGAAACTTAAAGAAACCAATACGACTTGTCACCTCAGCCTGAGAGAGAACAAGATCCCAAGTTTGTGCTGTAAGGCACAAGTTAGACCTGTTCTCAAACTCCTTGGTCGCTGCCCATATTAAATCTGTTATCAGATCGTCATGGGAAGAGTGAGTCACCCGTAGGTGACTCTTCCCTTCCGCTAGACTCACAGGTAGTGATGTGGCTGGTGTGATTAAGTTGTAAATCATCTCTTTCTTTTCCGACTTTTAACAACCGGTTTTATATCTGTTGTAAAAACTTCTGGTTCTCTGCGCTTCTTAAGACCTACGGCTACAGCGTAACCTTCTTTAATGAACATCTGCGCTACCTCATCGGGTAGACTGCACGTTGCCCCTGGCCTGTAAGCCCATCCAAAATGGATGGTGGACCGTATGATCTTTAAGTCTATCATGAAGTTCTTCCAGCTTCAATAGTAGCGAAGGATTCAGGATGTCTCAGAGCATAGTCAAAGTAATTAACTGAAATTACATTGATCTCGTCATAGTTGAACCTGGTGTAAGGATCGACTATGTACTCGGTGGCTCCCCAAGAACCTAAGATAAGGTCAGCCCAGTTTCCAAATACAATGGCGGAAAGTGCTGTGCCTGTTCCTTTAGTAAGAGCGTTACTAATCACGTTAGTAACATAAGCAGGATAACCGTTAACCATTCCGTTGTTAGCCAGTCC